GCGAAGAGTTCTTTATCAAGAAAATCTTTACCGCCTTGAACGCTAATGACCCGGCACATGTCGCAATGCAACAAGCAGTCAATGATGCCTTTGTTGCCTTCCCACAGAACGTCAAAGCTCGCCGCACTTCAATCGCATCTAGCCTCTACCGCTTGATGGCTGGTGAAACACTGACAGCAGAAGAGACTAACCTTCTGACCGAAACGGTACTTACAGCAGTCAATGCCGTTGAACCATTTGCTCTTAATGGTTATTATCCTCTGTATTACACATCAACTGCTGCTGATGCCGCCAGTGTTGATAATGATCACCACACACATACACTGAATGGTGAAACTTACTACATGCCTGATGGAGGAACCCTTTATCACGGCAACTACGTAGCGCCACAATCATCATACTGATAAATAAAAGAAACGGAACAGAATCATGCATTCAATGTCAGGAGGCGATTGGACTTACAATCGCTTCGACGCTTATGAAACTAAATTAGCCGAAGCCAAGAAAGCCGATAAGGATTACGATGGTGATGGCAAGGTTGAGTCATCCAAAGATGAATACTTTGGTTCTAAAGACAAAGCCATCAAGAAGGCGATGGGAAAAAAGGGCACTTGTAAGAAGTGTAAAGAAGGTGAAGATGATTGTGAGTGTGATGACAAGAAAGATATGAAGGAAGCCAATATGATGGGTGCTCCTTCAATCAAAAATATCAAAAAAGCCACAAGCACCCCTGTCAAGTATGACAAAAAGATGAACTTGATGGCTCCAACCATCAAGAAAGAGGAGACTGAACTGGATGAAGGCTCTTGTGGTGGTAAAGGTTACCAAATGGGCGGCACAGTTGGGTATCAGAAGGGTGGTGAAGTCAAACCCAAGAAGAAGAAAGTCGTCAAAGAGGACGTTATCAGTCACTTAATTGAACATGGTTATGTAAATAACGAGGTTTCTGCTGATATTCTCTTCAATCACATGAGTGATGAGTACCTTGAGTCGATTGAAGAGGACATTATGTCCATTTCAGAAGGTTGACAATCAACTAAAAACCTGTTATATTAGGGAAGTGGGCAACCACTTCCTTTTTTATTATCAATGACAACAGAAACAGAGCTAATTAATTTCTACGGATTGACAGTTGACGAAGTGAAAGAGGAGGTTACTCTTCTTCATGTTGATACGATTCGTTATTTTCCCTGTTCACCATCAAATCAGAGTAGTTTTTATGAACTCTGGAACCGTTTTGGTCCAGATGCAGCAAGAACAGCGATGATTCCTTATGTGTGGAAGGGACTTGTCCAACGACCAAGTGAATTTTATGGAGTCAAACTCAAATCCACCCCCAAAGTTGATGTATCGACGACCTCAGAGTCGTGATAAATACGAGTGTGTGACGGATGTACTTGATGACATCCTAATTCAACTCGAAAACATCACTATCCGATTAGAGGACCTAGAGAATGAGCTACGTAAACAGTGAAGCTTCTGGCACAGTTGCCAGAACAAAGTCAAGCAATCCAAATCAGGCGTTGATTGACAGAATTATGATGATTGCAGAGCGACTTGTCGCTGCTGAAAAAGAAATTGAACTCCTCAAAAAGAAAGTTAAGTAATTATGGCACGGATTTTCACCAAAAACGGCGACGCACTGATTATTCCAACGAATAAAAAGACTCGTCAGGGTAATTCCAAGAACACCAAGCACTCCCCGACAAGTAATTCTCATCGTCGGAAACCTTCAAGAGGACAAGGACGCTAATGACTAATCAAAAACGAGAGTTTCTTCAGGAAACTGCATTTGAAGAAGATGTAGATCTTGACAATCCATTTAAAACCGAGAAGGAGCAACGCAAAGTTGCTGATCGGTTTGCTCAATGGATGGAAAACAAAGAAAAGTAAGATAAATACCTCTCGAAAGAGAGGTTTTTTGCTGCAATGGCTAAAGATAAGATGTTTACTGATGTCTCACTGGCATTTGAACCCAATCCAGTGACAGGTGACATCACAACCTTGACTGATCAGAGAGCAATTAACAATGCAATCAAGAATGCAGTGATGACGGCACCCAAAGAGATGGCATTTAACCCTAACTTTGGATCTAACATCAACAGCATGTTGTTTGAACTTGCAGATAATGACACTGGAGTGCTTTTAGAGCAAGAGATTGAACGAACAATCAAGTTTAATGAACCAAGAGTCACTAACCTTACAGTAAAAGTGGTTTCTCAACCAGATCAGAACAGCATTAGAGCAACAGTAGTTTATAAAATCGTTGGATACGATCAGTATATCACTTTTGATCAGATTCTGTCACCTACGAACTAGCGTCTAAATAACTGAAATAAGCCTGGACGATATGGCAGGGGCAATCAACCTTACTGAAGTAGATTTTGAGCAGATTAGGCAGAACCTTATCTCGTATCTGAAGTCAACTAACAAATATACTGACTACGATTTTGATGGAAGTAATTTAAATGTGATTTTGAGCCTTATTTCTTATCAGGCTCAAATGAATTCTTATAATGTCAACATGGTGGCTAATGAAAGCTTCCTGTCGACATCATCTATCCGTAAGAACACAGTTTCTAACGCTCGTATGATTGGATACACACCTGTATCCACAACTTCTGCTGTCACCTTCCTTGATTTTGAGATTGACTTGAAGGATGCTGGTGATTTAGATGAAATTTACCCTGGTGGTCTTCCACAGTATCTTGAAATCAAGCCAGGCAACTTCTTTGCTGCAAATAGTGGTAAGACATCATATAAGTTCAATGTAATTGACACTCAGGCAGCAAGTCTGAATGAACAAGGGGTTGCAACCTTTGGTAATGTGCCTGTTTATGAAGGCACCTACATGACAAAGAAGTTTGTGCAGGATGACACAGATTATAATCAGAGATTTATCATTCCTAATCCAGGAATCGACATTACCACTTTAAGAGTGGTGGTTCAGGAAGATTCTAATGTCAATACCTCAGTATTTTTTAGTCAAGCTAATAACCTTGTTGAACTGACACCAGAATCAAAGGTTTATTGGGTAGAAGAAGTTGAAGAGAATAATTACGAACTTACTTTTGGTGATGGGTTGTTTGGACAGAAACTTAATGATGGTGCAGTCATTAATGTGAGTTTTGTTATCTCAAATGGTTCTGAAGCAAATGGAATCAGAGGCGCAAACAGTTTTGTTTATTATGGTAAGGTGTTTGATTACTTTGGTGGACAGGTAACGAAGAAACCAGTCGTAACAAGTGCATCAGTCACTGCAGGTGGAGCAGAACTTGAGACAATTTCATCCATCAAGTTTAGAGCACCTAAATCTTATGCCGCACAGAAGCGTTGTGTGACATCAGCAGATTATGATGCAATTATTAGAGACATCTATCCTGCTGTGGAAGATGTTTATGTTTATGGTGGAGAGGAGTTAGAGATTCCAGAGTATGGACGAGTTTATATTGTAATCAAACCTAACTCAGGTGATTTCGTCTCAAATGCAACAAAGAAGGTAATCAGAGACAGGTTACAAGATTATCGTGTTGCTTCAATTGATTTAATTCTTCAAGATCCTGATGTTCTTTACATTGAGACTGAGTCAACTGTTTATTATGATGAACAGGTGACAATGAAGGACACATCAGCAATCGTTGCCGATGTCCAAACTGCACTCTCAGAATTTGCCTCATCTTCTATCGTCTCCAGATTTGGTGGGACAGTAAGATACTCAAGGATCGTAGGAACCATTGACGATGCAGATCAGTCAATCAATCGTAACACCACAACCCTCAGGATGAGAAAGAATATGGGAATCGCCCAGAACACTCTTGCCTCGTATGAGATTTGTTTTGAGAACCCAATTGATAGAGACGGAACTAATTTCTCAGTTTATTCAACAGGGTTTAAGTTTACAGATGATGAAGAGATTTATTATTTTGAAGATGATCCACTGAATCGAGGAGCAATCAGGTTGTTCCACTTTGACACTTACAATGAAAAGATCATTGACAATAAAACTTTTGGAACTGTTGACTATACAAAGGGTGAGGTTATGTTAGGTGAGAACGCTCCCTTCTCAATCTCATCAACTGTGGTTGATAACTCAATTGTTGAGGTACGGTCTTATCCAGTGGAT